TACAACTTCCTCACTTCCTAAAGTATCTTGATAACTAAACCCTTCGTAGTTTATTCTTGGTATGTTTGTATCGTCTGTTATTTCTTTAACTGAGATGTTGTCTAATGAATAATTACCAGTGGAATTGTTTCCAAAAACTAAAAATCCGTTTGTTGAGCCTGAATTTTCTATCTTAATAGTTTTTAAACCATTACCTGATACAACATCATTAGACAAAGAATTTTGACTACCTCCTGACCAAGCAGTTATGTCTCCTGATTGGTAGTTACTTACATCAAAAGATACTTTGTATTTTTTATTCTGACTTAATACATTTTGATATATTCCATTATCCCCTGAAGATTGGTTAATATAAACTGCTTTACCTTCTTGAATAAAAACATTAGAGCTTCCTAAAGTCCAATCTTGCCCTACTTCTTTAACTGAGATGTTTGTTATAGATGAATCATAAGCAACCCCTCCAGTTTTTCTAGCTATTACTAAAGATTTTGTAGCAGAAGCAGTGTAATAAAAGGTGTAAGAACCAGTAGTTAGCATACTGCCAATATTGTCAGCAAAACCAATCCCATATTTTACATTTAAACCACCACCACTATTTATTACTGCATCTAAAGTTATTTTATAAGTTTTACCACTTGCAAAAACACTTGTTTGCTCTATTAATCCAGCAACACTACCATCTCCAGTGATAATTGCTTTGTTATCTCCTATGGTAGCACCACTTACTAAATCCCAATTTTGTCCGACTTCTTTTACTGAAACGTTGTCTATTGAAAGGTTAATGTTAGAATCCCCATTAGTTAATCCTTGAAAGTAAATTTGTGTTAAAACTTGGTCTGCTACAAGGTAAAAAGTATAATCTCCATTTGATGTTATTAATTGTGAAACGCTTGGATATCTAACCTTAACAGAACCACTTGAATAGTTTGAAACTGTAAATTTAAACTTATATATAGAACCACTATTGAAAGATATAAATTGATTTATTCCAGTATTATTTTGTGCATCAACCCAATTTGCACTACCCCCACTTATATTAACATCATTTCCCTTACCCCAATCACTATCTGTAGCAAAATCTCCATTTGTAACTAACTCACTTCCTTCTTGTGAAAAGTTTCCGTTTAATACTTCTTCTGTACCTATCTGTGAAAAGTTACCATTTGAAACTAACTCTGAACTGATTATCTGTACATTCTCTACTAAACCTTGTGCGTTAACTCTAGTAGCAGCAGAATTTCTTTCAAAGTTGAAATCTCCACTTAAATCTTCTTTTACTGAAACGTTGTCTATTGAGCCTACAAAACTTGCATTACTATAAAGATAAAAATTTGCACTTGTTGTAATTGCGGTAACTTCATAAGTTCCATTAGTAGAGTAGAGATTATTTGTACCCCAAAAAACACTATTTAATCCAATTTCACCTGAAACGTAATCTGAAATTGTAAATGTAACCTTGTATTTCTTACCAATAGTTAAGGCGGAAGTTTGCAATAAGTAAGAAGAATTATTTAATGATTTAGAAACTTTATTTCCATTATAAGCCCATCCTACTTGTAAGTTCCATCCACTTGCATTACCATCAAAATCTCCGTTAGTAACTTCCTCTGAGCCATATAAATTTTCATTTGGCTTTACACTTAACATTCTGCCATTGTCGTATGCAGTTGGTGTAAGTAATATTGATGCTTTATCTAATAAATTATCTGCCATCTTATTCTATGTTTTCTATTGTGGTTAATGTTGCAGTTGTACAAGTAACGTTTTCATAATAGGTTGCTCTGCTTTCTAAAGTAATTAATAAAGCAGGAATAGCACTAGGAAAAGCAAAACGATAATAAATGCTTCCCCATCCTATTTCCATAGGACTTCCCCACCAACTTGTACTATAAATTTCGTTTGCCATTCTTTATTTTTTTATTTCTTTTTTTTAAAAAGACTTTTAACTTTTCTATGTTTTTTTTCTTAGGCTTGTAGATCATAAAACCCAACCATTAAATGTTGAATCATAACTTGGGTAAATATCATCATTTGAGTTACTTGTATATTCAGGATATGTTGCCTGATTAAAACTCATAAAATCAATAAATCTTCTAGAATACCATTCAGCATTTGTTCTTGCTTTCTCAACTAAAAAATCTACTTCGTTTTTATCTACTGAAATAGAATTTTCTGACGTATGTTTAAATACCCCACCTTGTTTAACCTGATATGCAGCAAATGGGTAGTAATTAGATTGAGCATACCAAATTAACATAGGTACAATATAGTCATCTAAAATTGTTTTCCACCTTGCATTAGAAGCATCGTCTATATTTGGCATTGCTGCAGATAAACCATTATACAGATCTGTTCCCATTATTTGCTGAACATCTATTTCTTGTGCTATCTTTACAAATTGTATAAACTTATCCGTCGAAATATTTCCATCCATTATGGAATTACGAACTAAATCTGTTCTGTTTATGAATAATTGTGTAGCCATTTATCTTCTTTTATTTGTTGGTAAAAATCCCTCATTAGGCATATCTATTGGTCGCTTTGCAACTAATGGACTATTCTTTTCAGGTTTAAACCCTTGCTTTATTGCTTTACTTACACTTATTGTTGGTGCAAGTGGACTTTTAACATCAATACTTCCTTTTCCTTTCTTCATATAAGTCTTACGCATCCAAAAATGGTGACAAGCCCCACCTCCTTTGTAAAACCAAATCGAATATGTATCAGCACCTCTAGGTCCCCATCCTGCATTAACTGCCTGTTTACTCATCATTTCAATATCTTCTTTTCTGTATATCTTTTTAGCTGCTACCATTTTAGAACAAAAATCTCTAGTAACATTTTTACCATCTTTGTCAAATGTATCTTTTAGAGGTGCATATTGATATCTAACTTTAAATTGTGTTCCATCAACCAATTCATCCTGACTACTTTTTGCATTTGGTCTTGCAGTTCCTGTTGATACAAATTCCCATAGTTTAGAAAGTAAACTTTTTCCTTTTGTGTTTAATTGATCTATCTGATAATCCAAAGCATCCTCTGCTTCATAATCAACTTTTCTTTCATCTATTAATTCCCATTCAGATAAATCTTCATCTTCTCCAAAAGATTCTAAAGTAACTTCTTCTGAAGATATGTATGCCTGTTTTCCGTCTATTTTTTTAAGACTAAACTTTTCCATTTCAACACCTGTTTCTTCCTCAATAGTTTCCTTATCTTGTATTTCGGAATCTACTTCAGTAAATTCTAATGGTTGTAAGGTCGTAAAGTATAGATTTAAGCTAATATCATTGTAAGCTAGTATTCTATCAAAGTTATCTATTAAAAGTTCCTGAAAAGGTCTTATTACAGTATTATCCATTAACAAACTAGCAGTCTTTATTTCATCTGCATTACTAGAAAAACCTGTACTAGATTTAATACCTAATAAAAATGGTGAAACAACCCTATGTGCTACTTGTATTTTAGATTGTGATTCTTCAGAAAGAAATTGATATTGGTTATGTGCATCTGATAACTGAACAGGTGTTATTTCTGCTTGACTATCTTTATTGTCGTTAAAAGCTAGTATAAACTTTCCTGCATTACTTGTCCCACTAAATTTCTGAGCAATCTTATTTTCTATTAATTGTCTTTCTTGTTGGTTTGGAGTACCATTGTTAAAATTAATTAACATACTAGGGCTTAGACCATTAAGTATATTATTTAAATGATAGTTAGATACTTCTTCCTCAAGTTCTGCATATTGCAATCCACCTTGGTAATCCACAGGTGAGTAGTAATAAAAACCTGCCTTGTATGGTTGAACATACAATATTTCTATATTTTCTTTAGACATCCCAAAAGCAGGAATTCTAGTAGGTATATCTGTTCTTTTTATATTTGCCCAATCTTTATAGTAATAATAAGCAGGTACTTCTCCATCTTCATTACATTTTTCTGCCCTTAAAGTTTCAATAGGCATATGTTCTATCTGTGCAATAGTCTTTCTATCCTTAGAATAGATAATCTGAATAGCACATTGTCCCATTAATTTTAGATCATAGCATAATTTTCTAACTACATCTTTTTTAAACAAAGAAACCATTTGAGCATACTCATTTGGCTTAGAACTTGAATCGGTAGCATTTAAACCTTTTCCGTAAATAGCCTGACTAATACCATTAATAGCTGCATTATTTGTTGGACTTCCATTGTATCTATCAATTAAATACTGAAAGTAATTATTATCAGCACCATATTCAATCCAATCAGCACCATTTACTTCTTTAACTTCAGGGCTTGTATAAGTACTTAAATTAATAAATCCAAACTCTGATGTTTTAGATTTTTTTATAAACTGCCCTTTATTATTTCTTAATCTTGTTTTCATCTTACTAAATAAGTATTATCATAACCATTATAATCTAAATATTCATTTGAATTTAAATCATAGTAATCGTTATTTAATTGGTCAATATCTTGGTCTGTACAGAAAATTCTATCTTTAAAAATAACTTCTCCGTTGCTTATAAGTTTTAAATCGTAAAAATGATTCTCAACTAATATAGGATCAAAGATATTATTAAAATTTAAGTAATTACCTGAATTTACTGCATTAGTAATACTATAAGTTTTTTCTACATTAGTACTATCATCCCTTATTGATAACGTAAAAGTAGATACATAGCTTCTTGGTATTACTGATAGAGATTGAGCAGTTGCTGATGTCGTTAGTATAATCATTATTAATATAACGAAAAAAAACATCTAATTTGTAAAATTACTAAAGCAAAAAAAAAAGCACCCAATAAAGGATGCTTAATTTTTAACTAAATAATTATATTATGCAGTTGGGTCAATTTGTGTTGCATCTGCCGTTACTGCTGCATCTAAGAAATAAGGAGCAGTTTCTTCCATTCCCTCGAATGTTAAAGTAAATCCACTTAAATCTCCTGCTGCTGCACCTGTTACTACTGTACCCCCTGTGCATTCCATTCCGTTTTCAAATCCACATAGGAAATTGTTACCATAGTAATCTACTACTACGATATAAGGTCTAGAAACTGCAAGTGTTTGCAATTCTGCCTGAGTTTTAGCATCTAAATATG